AAACTACCAGGTTGTTTAATAAATAAAAAATAAAAATGGATATAGCAACATTCCTTTTCTTACATCAAACAGACAACTTTAATAATATAAATAAAGATGCTTGTATAAATATAAACTGTCAACCACATCCTACAGATAACGCCAACAAGGTTATAGTAACAGGAGTTACTGTAACAGTTGCTACAAGGAAAGATTGGAGTTTACAGACATCGCCTATAAATCAAATAGATTTAGAGAATGTACTACTAACAGTAACCAGCATCCGATTTGTTGTAGATGGACAAGTATATGTATTACCTATTGAGAGTAGGTCTAAATACTCTAATAGCTTTAATAATCCGACAAGTGATTATTACTACTTTGAAGTACTGCCGATAGAATTTAATAGAACTACTAACAATAATAATGGACTAGGGGTAGATCAAATAGAGGTTGCTTTTCTACCGTATGTTCAAGATGAAAAATACGAATATAGTGATTTCAATCCACTAATTAGTAATGCCCTACTGAACAGGAACTCTACGTATATACAACAATCGGATAGAGTAGGATCAGTAGTAGACCCTACTAACCTACCAGAAATATTATCAGGCTCAGCAACAAAAGCACAGATACAGGACAGTAACTATTCAGCTACAGGCTGGAGTAATGCAAGGTATGTAGGATCAATAACAGATGCACAGAGTTACAAAGGAATACCGCCTGCAATTACTGCTAGAACATTTGTAGGAGAACAGAATCCATCATCCTCTGCATATCAGCTAATATGTTCAAGATCACTGACAGATAGAATAGCAACAGAATTTTTATTTACAGGAGATCAAGAAGTGCCTTCTTTTGAAGGATTTGTATATACGAAGTATCAATTATTACAGCAAAATCTTGCACCCGTTATTTCTCTAGCATACGGGCCAAACACTACACCTGAGACAGGGTCTATTGAAATAGGGAGCATACTAGCAATACATGACGGCACCTCATTATTGTCAGAAAGACTAAGGGTAACTGGAATTAGACCAGGAATAGGAGGTTTACCGAATACATTGATAGTAACAAGAGGATACCTAAATACAACATCTACAACCTTGCCGCAATACGGTAAAATTCTTACAGTAAAGCCTTTAAAGATTTTTAAAGTAGATAATACAAGTGCAAAAATTGTAAATTCAACAAATTCTAGAATATGGGTAAAAGATTCAAAAGAGATACTAGAGACAGATGAATACGGGTTAGTATACAGCAGTAGTACTATATGTATGACTTAGGGTTGTATAAAATAATAAAAAAACGTATATTTATAATAAGATAAAAAACACAAAATGGGATACTTAGATAATTCAATTGTAACAGTTGATGCAATTTTAACTAAAAAAGGAAGAGAATTACTTGCAAGAGGTGATGGTTCTTTCAAAATCACTCAATTTGCTTTAGCAGATGATGAGATTGATTACACATTATATAATCCAACACATCCAAATGGATCAGCTTACTATGGAGAGGCTATTGAAAAAATGCCACTACTAGAAGCATTTCCGGATGAAACTCAAATCATGAAGTATAAACTTACAACTCTTCCAAGAGGAACTGCTAAGTTACCAATTCTAGATTTAGGATTCTCAGCTATTAGATTAAAACAAGGAGCATCACTTGCAATTACTCCTCAAACATTAAATTATTTAGGATCTTCTCAAACTTTTGAAGCTGGAGGATATGTAGCAACTATTGCAGACGCTAGAGTAACAAATACATTTAATGGAGTAGGTATTAATACCTCAGAAGCTGAAAGATTAAACTCAACTACTACCCTAGGAACAAACGTTTCTAAAGCAGTAATTGGAACTTCTATCAACATAACTGCAACAACAATTAATACACTATTTGGAGACAATACATCACTTCAAACAACACTTACAGTGATTGGTAGAGATTCAGGTGCTAGATTAACTATTCCAGTAACTATAGTAAAAGTAAATCAATAAGATATGGCATTTAAAAGATTAGATCCAGAAGATATATCCATCAGTGCAGAGTCAGTAGTAACTCCTCTATGGTCTACAAATAGTAAATTGTTAACTACATTTTTTACATCATCTGCTCAGTACTCCACTTCTGGAGAATACTACACTAGGATATTTAATGCAAATATCAACAATGATGCTACAGCAGTAGCTCAGATGGGAATTACCTACGGAGATAAAATAGGAGGAGGATCTGTAAAATATAATATAGGAGCAGCAGGAAAATCACCATCTTCAACGATATACGGACAGTATAGAAATTTGGTATTTGGAGATGAAGATACAGTTTTTCAATTTCAAAACCAATCTTCTGAATACATTTACGTAATTGCTATAGATAGAAGTAGATATAAAGAAAAATTACTACCAGGTAGTTTTAACTTAAAACTAAAAGGACCAGCAGGAGATATTATATCTTTAACAGATAACAGTAAAGTAATATCAACTATTTCTTACGTAGATTCAGGAAGAGTTTACGATATTATTAGTGGATCAGACGGATCACCATGGGACCTTAACGTTACATCTGCAACCAATGGATATAACGCAACTGGAGGAAGTTATGGTAAATTTCTACCAGACGTAGGAATTATTGTACTTAACGGAGCAGCATTAGACGATACAGCTATAAATGGAGGTATAGTTTTAAACACAGACAGAAGCACCATCCTTACCGCTGACGGTGAAAATACAAGAAAATTTTATAATGCTATCTCAGGAGGATTGTATTTTGAAGCACAAGCAGAAGAGACAGTTTCTTCAAACTACGTATTTGTTAGAGTAAGAAATAGTGAATTTAACTATTCAACAAACCCTTCTAACATTACAGGTTCAGGAGAATTGAGACATGATATTATGATTAATACACCTCAAGCATATATTACAACAGTAGGATTATATAACGATAATAATGACCTTTTAGCAGTAGCAAAATTATCTAAACCACTCTTAAAGGATTTCACAAAAGAAGCATTAGTAAGAATCAAGTTGGATTATTAATGAATGAGTGCTTACAAAAAACTAAACAAGCAAGATGCTTACATCACCACTTACACTGCCCGAAAATCTTGGGCAGTATCTGGTAGTGAATATAGCGCAAATAATATAGAGACACTTTCAGGTATCTCCGGTTCTTCAGATTACTATTTACCCGCAAACGAAATACAAAGTATTTCATATAAGAGATTAATCTTCCAAAGTATAAACCATTTATATTATAGTTTATTTCAAAGTGGAAGTATTACAACTACAGGATCTTACGAAAACTTCTTACAATCCTCATATACTAGTGGATCTAGAAATATAAAGTCTTACATAGGGGTTTACTCTATGCCAAGAGATATTGTAGGTACCCACATAGAGCCTTTCTCTTTAGAAATAGTACCAGAAGCAGGAGTTTCTTCAAGCTATGTACTTAACTCTTACGCTAGAGAAAATTCTGAAGATGATTACGTAGAAGACTTCTTTAACATATACGGATCTACACCTAACGCCTGTGCTACAATAGGTAACGATTACTTAAGTAACGAAGGAGATTACGTAGAGGAAACACCAGCAGCTGGAGGAGAATACTTAGACATACCAACAGGGTATTCTTCTACAATAGTAGACGATGGGGAAGGTAATCTCTACCTAAAATGCTCTAACCCTAGAAAGTATGTAGGAAACGTAATTTATACCCATGGTCAAATTATACTTACAGACGAGCTTGTAGCGAATTATTTAATGAATTATGTGGACGGAACAATAAGATGGAAATCTAATCACCCTATTTATACACATAACTACCACTGTAGAGTTAGAGAGTCGGAATTCAATCACACATATAATCCTTCAGCATTAAGTAGTTCAATAAAAACAACATACTACAATGATGGAACAGAGTACTCAAATACACTACCTTCATCGGCAGGAGATTTAAACAGTAACGTAACAGGAAGTTATTTCCAACCCTATATAACAACAGTAGGATTATACAACGATGCAAACGAATTAATAGCAGTAGGAAAAATGGGTCAACCAGTACCAAAATCTGCAAACACAGATATGACTTTCATTGTAAAAATAGATATATAAAATAAGTAATATGGCAATACAATTAAGAACAAACAAAGCATCAGCACTTACGTATAATGAGATGGATAGAAACTTTTCATCCTTCTTCTATTCTGCATCTATAGATAATGGTAATATACTGAAACTATGGTATACAGGGAGTAGTACATTAAATACTGCACCAGGAGATGATTTTGGACCTGCTAGGTTCGTACCTATTGATCTACAGCCAACCACAGGAGCAATACCTACACTTACAGTAGCAGGAAATCCAAGAGCTATACAATTTAGACACAGTACAAATCCTATATTAGATGCAGATAACGGATTCTTATATACTACTTCACAGCAATTAGGTATAGGGGTGACAACTCCTGCTACAAATACAAAAATACATGCAGCAGGTACAACCGCTCTACCAGCTACATTGAGGTTAGAAAGTACTACCTCTGCTACCAGTCAACATAAAAGAGCTACTGTAGACTTCTACCGAGGATCTACATTTATGGGTACTATAGGAAAAGACAACAATAGTAACAATGCACTATACATAAAAACATACCCAGGACTTGACGATGGCTTTACAAAGACAGTACCGCCAGGGAACCTTATAATTAACATAGGAAATAATATAAACTCAGGGGCATGGACTCCTGTAGGACTAGGTATAGGTACTTTATTACCTCAACACGCTCTTCAAGTACAGGGTACGGGGTATTTTACAGGAAAACTAGCAGTAGGAGATATTCCTAACACAGCAGCATTAAATGTATTCCAAACAGCACAAACAGGTACATCATTGGGAGATTTTGAAACTATTGCTAAGTTTGGAATAACACCGCAAGAGAATGTAGACTCACTAAAGATACTTTCAGTTAGACAACTAGCAGGAGGAAATAACTGGTGGAGTAATGGAATGAGAATTCAACAAGATGTTGATGGAACTTACCGTACTTATATACAATTTAGCGGGGAAGGTAATTTACATGGATTCTCAATAGGAACAGGGCAAAGTACAAGCCCACATAAACCAGGAGATGTTGGTATAGTAGAAAGATTTAGAATTGATTCATATGGAAATATCTCTATGAACAAAACACTAGCAAACGCTAAATTAGATGTAAATGGAGATACTATTGTAACAGGTTCTTTTACAACTACAGGTAATGCAACTATAAAAGGAACAGCAGCCGTAGACTTTTCACTAACAACAGGTACAACAGTAGCAGTAGGTACAAACCTAACCGTAACAGGTACAGCAACTATAGGGAATATTCCAGCAGGTACAGCAGGAGCAGGAACTAAGATATTAACAGCAAATAATGCAGGACAGATTCAATACATTACAGGTACTTTTCCACTAGGGGGTATTATAATGTGGGCAGGTTCTCCAACAGCACTTCCAACAGGTTGGGCATTATGTGACGGTACAGGTACCTACGGACCTGTGGGGAATACAAGTCCAATACCGGATTTAAGAGAAAGATTTATTGTAGGAGCAGGAGTTGAACCAAATAAGACAGTAATTGACTATTCAGCACCATTTACACTAACAAGTTTCGTAGTTCCTTCAGTTAATAATACTACATTCACCATAGATACTACAAATCCATACTACATAGATGGAGCCGGTATTCCACGACAAGGAGTTAACCCAGTAGATGGTAAGAGGTATCATCTATATAAAGGACCAGGAAGTACATCAGCATCAACTTTTAAGTTCATAATATACGATAACAGGTTTAATACTTACGAAGTTATACAAGGAGCTTTACCGACGTGGGGAAGCGCTTTTCCTCCCGGACCAGCAGTAATATATGCTGGAGATGATAAAGGAGGTACTACATTCTATAAGTCATACGAATCTCAAAATGGACGACATTTTATGTCTTACGATACTTTTGCAGAATACGATAAACACTTTGTTAACGGAAGAAGACTTGCATGGAAAGAGGTAAATTGGGCAACAACAACTTCTCCAGGATATGCCGTAGGAGATAAAGGTGGAGCAGATAATGTAGTACTACTAGGATCTCAATCACCGAAACATCAACATGATTCAGTATCGGGGGAGAATGGCGGAAATGGAGCTACATACGGATTTACAGGAGGTAACGGCTACCCAGGAGCTCGTGATAGTGACAACGTACATAATTTAACAAGTGCGTACGGTAATAATCAACCTCACGAAAACAGACCACCTTACTATGCATTAGCATTCATTATATATACAGGTGTGTAACAATAGAAGATTAACAGAAGATATTTATAATAAAGTACTATGGCAATAACATTTAGAACAAGTAAAGGAGCAGCTCTTACCCATACAGAAATGGATGAGAACTTCTCTTCTGTTTACTTCTCAAGTTCCATTCACAATATACCTAACTCTACTTCAAGGGAGTTAAAATTATGGTTTGATAACGATACAGCCCCTTTAACATCCCACAGTATTGTATTACCAGCACCAGGAGGTTCAGGTACAGTAACAATAACTGGAGATGTGGATAATAGGTTATTAACCGCAGTAGGAAACAGTACAATTCAAGGAGAAGGAAATCTTACTTTTAATGGAAGTACTTTAAGCCTAACCGGATTGTTTACTCCAACTGATCAATATGGAAACATATCTATAGGAACATATACAGGTATTAACGCTACAGGAGGAGATAACGTAATAGTTGGAAACCAAGCAGGACAGAATTTAGAGAGTACAGGTAACGTTGCAATAGGAAACACTTCTCTATTAAATGCATTAGGACAGGATAATACAGCAGTAGGAAGTCTTTCTTTAATTAACCTTACCACAGGACACAGTAACACTGCTATAGGATTCAACACAGCTGAGAACGTACAAGCAGGAATGGGCAATATCTATATAGGATATGCAGCTGGTCCAGTTACAAATACTCCATCACAGAATAATAAACTCTATATAAACAATTCAGCAGACGATACACCTCTTATTTACGGTGATTTTGCAACTGGTCAAGTAACTATACATAGCCAGGTGTCTGCATCGCTTTTCTCTGGTTCTTTCGTAGGAAATGGAGCAGGATTAACAGGAGTATCGACTCAATGGAACGGTATTAGAAACGGTAATGCAGAAATAACCGGATCATTAATTGTATCGGGAGCAGTAGGAACAACAGTAAACCTTACAGGAGTTTCTGCAATATCAGGATCAATATTCTCAGGATCATTTGTAGGAGATGGATCAGGATTAACAGGTATTGTTGCCAACTCAGAATGGGATGGTACTAGAAATGGAAACGGAGAAATAACAGGATCATTTATTGTATCAGGATCTTCACCAACTATCAACTTAAAAGGTGTTACAACTGTTGACGAAAATATTAAGATACATAACCCAGACGGTTCGTCAATAGGTATAGGAGTAGATACATTAAACAACTCATCAGCTGCTAGTGTAGCATTAGGAGCATACGCAGGAACAGGAGCAGATAGTGAAACCGTTGCAGTAGGGTATTCAGCAGGACAGAGAGCAGGAACAGAGTCAACATATGTAGGATATCTTGCAGGAGCGGGATTTGATGGTAAATACTCAACAGGGGTAGGGAGTCAGGTGTTAACTAAAGCTCAAAACTCAAGCCATGAAACTGCTTTAGGGTATAGAACATTGTTTAGTATGGGAGCTAATAACGGTGGCGGGTATGCAAATGTAGCGATAGGATCAGAAGCTTTAACAACCTTAGAAGAAGGTGCATATAATGTAGTTGTAGGTGCAAGAGCTTTTAATAACCTTCCTAGGGGTAAAGGTAATGTAGCTATAGGATTTGAAGCAGGAAGCCCTAGATTAAAAGAAGGTTTTAGTAATGTATACCTAGGAATGTTTACAGGACGTGATGATATATCTGAAGAAAGCGATCAACTTTATATTGATAACCAGAGAACAAATAACGCTTTAATAAGAGGAGATTTTGCACAAAGAACATTAACATTTAATGCATTAAAAGGTATTATACCTAACCTAATAGATATAAATCAAGATCCAGCAGGGTATAGTAACTTATCACCAGGAGCTCTTTATAAAGATCATGATTTTGTATTAGTTAAACCTCTATAATAAACAGTAACAGAATATGCCAACAATAAGTAATTTAACAGTATCAGGATCTCTAACAGTATCAGGGTCTATAATAATACAATCAGGAAGTACTTTCCAAGGAAACGGTTCTTTTACTGGTTCTTTTACAGGATCTTATACAGGAAACGGGGCAGGACTAACAGGAATAACAACAGCTAACTGGAATGGGGTTAGAAGTGGTAGCGCAGCTATTACAGGGTCTTTAACAGTTATATCGGGAAGTACATCACTTCGAGGAGTAACAGTAGGAAGTACTTTAACTATAACAACAGGAAGTACAACAGATGCTAAAATAGATATATTTCAATACTCAACAAGTAGCCTCTCAGGAGTGACAACTCTGATGACTTTCCCAATATCTGCCTCAGCAGGTTACGCTGGATTTAAAGCAGACTATGTCCTAACAACTCCTAATGAAAATGAAAAGAAAGTAGGTACACTACTAGGTAGTTGGGATAGGTCAGGACATGCAGATATATCAGATAATTATGTAGTAGCAACAGGAGATGCAATAACAAGTACATTTAGCTTAAATGCTTCTTCCCTAACATCTGCTTCTTTATCAGTAAACG